CGATACCCCCGACAACGCGCCTGTACGCGAGGGCTTCGAGAGCCCCTCCCCTATGCCCTTCGCCGCCGCCTCGACACCCTCCAACTGCTACCCTAAGAACCAGCTCGCGCCGCAGGAGCTCCTGCCGAATGACCCTAACTCGAAGTGGGCGCAGGTGAACCCCCAGGGTGCCGGTGATATTGCGGGCAAGAACTTCCTCAACGCCGGTGCGCTCATCGGTGTCAACACGGTGGGACAGTCTCTCCGCAATGCCTCTTGGGATCTACGATCGGAGCCGCCGAACCCGCAGGTGAATGTGAGCCCATGGCTCAACAGCACTATATCCCCGGATACTAATAGACGTGTATTGGAAATCGCTTAAAAAAATAAAAATTTTAAAATTTCATGGTTCTAATTTTTCCGTCCTCCTCTCCCCCTTGCCTCATTCTTTGAAAAAGTTGAACTTCGTTCATCTATTTCAAATAACCCAAACCAACTAAATAAATGCCTCCCCGGTTGGCATTTGAGGACGTGAAACAAATATTTGAAGCCGCAAAATGTACTTTGGTATCTAAGGAATATAAAACGAACAAAAAGCCGTTGGAATATCTTTGTTCGTGCGGACACCCAGAACCACAAACTACTCGATTAGATATATTTAATCAAGGTATACGTTGTAAACATTGCCGAAATGAACGTATGAAAATTACAAATATGGACCGATTTGGCTATGAGTATGTTAGTCAGCGACCTGATAAAAAAGAAGCAGCTCTCAAAGGAATCCTAAAATATATAGAAGATAAAAAATATACAATTGAAGAATTAAGAAATATTTATAAGAAAGCAGGATGCGAACTCCTAGAAACAAAATATAAAGATAACAAAACTCCTATGAAATTCAAGTGTCTTTGTGGAAAAGAAGGTAAAATAACATATAATAAATTTTCAATAGGACAACGATGTTCTGATAATGATTGTATGAATAAGCGGAAAAAACAAACAAATATGGATAAATTTGGTGTAGAGCATGTCACACAAAGTGCCGAAGTTCAAGAACGTACCAAAGCAACATCTATGAAGAAATACGGTGTAGAGCGTCCTAGTCAAAGTGCTGAAGTTCAAGATAAAATAGAAAAAAAAGGATTCTCCTATAAAATCTATACTTTTCCATCGGGCAAGAAAGTTAAGATTCAAGGATATGAGAATCGCGCACTAGATTATTTACTACTATCGGTCAAAGAAGAGGATATTCTTATAGGTCGTAAGCAACAACCAGAAATTTGGTATACTACAGATGATGGTAAAAAACACCGATATTTCAGTGATATTTATATACCATCTGAGAAACGAATTATTGAAGTTAAAAGTACATGGACGTATGAAAAAGGTATGAAAGACGGAAAACTTCCATTACAAAAAGCCGCCTGTATTGCTTTAGGATATGAATATCAATATTTGGTATTTAATGACAAAGGCATATTACAAACTCCCGACTAACCTTATACATACAGCGCCGACGTAGGAATCAAGATTGGCGGACCACCTTCGCGCACCATTGCCTGATAGAACGAAATGGCATTTTTATGCCATCCGTCGTTATCTACATATTCAACGATTGTTGCCACCGCCACGCCGCCACACGGATGCCAGTTCTCCGCGCACGCCGCCACTACTTTCGCCGCGAGCACATCCGGTTTCTCAGCATATAGAATCATATACTCCACCGTCATTGTTAGAAAACATAGCACACCCTTCACACCAATTTCAATTTTGTAACGATTATCATCGAATTAAGTCTAAAACCTAATATGTATATATGTATTAAATGGATCCCAAACCGTTTACTGTACCTGTAAAAACAGATCATTATACATTTACTATGAAAATACAAGAACGACTACACCCTCATTCATATTATTTTATAATAGGTGATACAAAACGTCCATGTCTACAATTTTCAGTACTTATGCCTGATGTACCATCCGAATTCCTTAGTGTAATTGATACCGTTAAACTAGGACATGTGGAAGCATTAGATACATGTGCAGAAAATGATATAAATACCGGCTATATGGATACGCATAGTATGGGAAGAGAACTTATACACATTGCTTTAACTACAATAAAACACCATTTTCCGCATGTTCAGTATATTCAATTATCGGATAAAAGTTATATTCCCTGTCGCCGTGAATGGAATGAAACACTGGACCTTTTAACATATTCAATTGCGTTATATGGTAAAACATGGTATGAAAAAACATATAATGCTGGATTTGACCCTCCTACCGCATTTTTAGAATATCGTGCTACAGTGAATACATATATGACGCCTGAGTATAAATCAAAAACACCATTTGATATGCTACTTAAGTATTTTGTTAGTTATCCAAATGAATACGCGCGAAATCTTATATATTCCAATTTGGATAAATATAAAACTATGTACGAGTCATCAGATACATTTCCTATATTTTTTCGTAGATTACTACATAATATTCCGAACAATGATAAATGTAAACTGTTTAAATCGTGGCTTGAGGCTTTTATACACGAACGTATTCCAAATATTTCGAGAACATGGATATTTCGTATAGACGGACATCCCTTATCAGTAAAGGCAAAAAAGTCTAGAGCAACCCGACGTCGCAATCGTCTTACTTTGTTATAAAATAGACGACCTAAAGTAAGGATATGAACGATTCCATGCTCCCTTGGGCGTTCCTTGCCGGTGTAGTTGGTATGGGGTATGCGGGGCTTGCTATGAAGGATTCGAAGTATCCTGTTGCTCTTACACAGTCACATGTGGACGGTGAAATGTACCTAGTTCGCAATCTTCCCGATAAACAGGATGCAGCGGACCGCCTTGCGCGTGTAAGAGGAAAACTTATTCAACTTCGCGAGTATCTCAAAAACAAATATTACGATAAAAAGTTCGTGAAGCAAATGATTGATAATTTTGATTGTTCGGCGCAACGGTTTAGCGAATCAACGCCTGACGCGCAGTATACATCGTACAGTGTAAATAAGGGCGAAAAGATATTTATGTGCTTACGGCAGCGCGACGAGAAGGAGAATCTTGTACAGGAGAACGTGATTGTCTTTGTTGCCCTACACGAAATGAGTCACGTTGGTACAAGCTCTATCGGACATACACCTGAGTTTTGGAATCACTTTGCCTGGCTGTTAGAGCAGGCAGAAGAGCTTGGGGTTTATAAATATACAAATTTTTCGGCGCATCCTGTTGAATATTGCGGCGTTCATATTACAGATTCTCCGAAATACAAGGAGACGGTGGAGGACGGTCTACACGATTAGATCGAAGAATTCAAAACATAAACCACTGTAGCAATGGACGTATTAGAACCGCCCCGGTTACCCTCATTAGGACCACGGGCGATTACGATACTTTCTCATTTAGATGAGACTCGTATCGTAAAACTTGAGGAAACCCAGTTTACCAGCATTTTTCCATTTGAAACCCTATTTAATGTGAAACAACGTATTGCCGAGGTACTTGGTTCAACGCCGCCGAGCCAACTTTTCATTGCGGTTGAGACAACGGAGAATCATTTCAAACCTTTAGAATTTTCGTGGCCGTTTCTTTCGGCAGACGGTCTTATAAATCCCCACGATCCGGCAGTGTTGAGACAACCGGATCCGCGTATTTATGAAGACGGCGCAAAGAAGCCTGTATTTCCAACACTCTATAGCGGTGTGACGGTAGAGAATACGGCACTCGCAAAGGCAACCCCCGTAGTCCATGTATGGACGTTAGAATCGCTACTGACATCAACGGAGCCGATAAGCGAGGCAGTCTTTGAAGGCTTTATTCGGCTCTATTTTCCTCAATTGCGTTCCGCCCCGCAATCTTTGCGAATGAATGCGACCGCTCTTCAAACCCTTCGCGACTACCGGCAATATATTACGGCGCGACTCGAACGTTTAGAAAAGGGCGTAACCTCACCGATTGTTCGAGACGCAGAGCTGCCTGAACTGACAAAGTTATATATTTACAAATGTATTTTACCACGGGCATCAGGGTACACCGCTTCGCTTTTGGAGTTGAAATTTTACGAAATGATACCAAGCCCTTCGAAGCCATTTTTACGTTTCTTTTCGGCAAAGGATCGCGTCCCATCGATTATTAAGGTAGCAACGGGCAAAGATGGCAAACCTTTTATTACAAATGAAAAATTATTGGATAGTTTGATGGCGGACCAACCGTCAACCGATATGGGAGCGATTATTCTTATTAAACTTCCTATAAATGACCCTAAAGTATTAGGTGTATGTTGGACGGTGCGCATTTACGAAGATGGAAGTGCTGAGATGTATATCGGCGCTCCTCGCCGCGGCGTCCATATATCGGCGACGATTATGAAAAAGGCGCAAGATGTCCTAGTAGATATGTTAAAAGGAACGCCGTGGGAAGATATGAATAAAGAGATAAAACTATGTGAACTAACAGCAGAATATGAATTTAATACTGCTCTGGAAGGACGTAAACCAGGTAAGGTAGAACTGCTGAGCCGTGTGGATACGTTTTCACCTCTGTTTTCGGTTGACCCGCCGTTTGAAGGGGAAACAACGCCGGCTGCGGTTATTTTACGATACAAGGGAGTCAGTAATTACGTACAAACGACAGATCCGATTATGAATTATTTGACGCTCTTATATTTGAATCGTGGGGCGAAAACTGAGGTCGAAGTACCAAAGGGTGGTTATATTAAGGCGCTGATTAAAGAGTTTGGTATTTCACCGGAAGAAGCGGCGCAGGCAGAGGATGAATGGTTACAACGTCATTCGGAGTATGTTATTATGTATAAGAGTGATGCGGGAGATGATTTACGCATTAAGGATGTAGCGATTCGTGACGCAAAATGTAGCGCAAAGAAACCGCAGACAACTGAGGAGGATACAACAGTCGCGGCGTATAATGTTGGTACATCAATACGAATCTATAACGAACATCCAAAGTATCGTATTTTAATTACAGGTTGCGAATCGCTGAAAGATTTGGAGCGTATGATGACGCTTATGACACTTTTCCTTTCGGATACCGCAGAACGACTACAGGTTGGGAAGACAAAGGATGAGGAAGTGGCGGTAGTAGAAACGGAGGCGGAAATAGCAGCGAATGAATCGCCGGCGCCACCGGCTGAACTCGAGCAGGCATTTGATATGCAATTATTGGGTATGCTAAATAATGGCGAAGATGCTGAGAACACCGACGAAGCAGAGGAGGAAGCCGAGGAGGAGGAAGCTGAAGAAGTAGCAGCGCCTGCGATAGCAGCAGCGGCAGCGGCTCCAAAGGCGCTTGCACCAGACGAAAAGGTCGAGAAAATTACGAAGGAATGGTATTTGAATAAATTGAAAAGCCGAGATAACGATTTATTTCAGTATACTGATACTGGCGAGGCGCGTACAATTTTATATAGCCGTCAGTGCCAGCCTGCGCGAACCCGCCAGCCAAATGTACTTTCAAAAGAGGCGTATCGTCGCGCGAAAGAATTATATGGAGATAAGGTACGCTGGATAGAGGTCCCATTGCCGCGACGAGTCGAAGAAGCGTATAAGGCGGTTGTGGGTACAGCGGTCGACCAGCGAAAGGGTAGCCCAGCGGAGATTCTGAAAAACGAGAAGATTGTATTAGAGGCAGGATTTCCTTTAAAGGCGAATAAGAAAGGTCAGCGAAGTATTACCGAAGTGACGGAGTCGCTCAAAGCCCATAGAAAAGAGATTGCCGATTTAATACAACAGCAGGAAACAAAACCAATATGGATTGTGACACAAACAGGTACTGATAAAAAACATATGAATAATTATATATGTACGGAATACTGGTGCGTCCGCGATGATTTACCTCTTTTGGAGTCGGAGTATGAAGGGACGTTAGGATACGATGGAAAACCGAAGGCGCCAAATACCTGCCCATTCTGCCGCGGAACAAAGTTAACAAATCCTTTAGAGCCGGCAATAGGAGAAACTGTATTAGAACGTCCTACATCTACAC